AATGAGAAAGAATTCAAGCAGAAAAGAATTGAGGTAGAAGGTATTCGATTAGATACTTTTATGGAAAAGCGTAATATATCTAAAGTAGATTTACTATGTATGGATCTTCAGGGAGCGGAATATTTAGCGATAGAAGGGTTGGGAAAACGAATTAAGGATGTGCATTATCTTATTACTGAAGTAGCTTTTCGTAGTTTCTACCACAAGGATAAATTAGCGGAGGATATTGTACGGTTATTGGATCATAGAGGATTTAAGTTTATATCTTCTAATCATGATATAAATAGTCATAGCGGATTTGGAGATGCTTTATTTTTAAATAAAAATTATGGATTGGATACAAGGTGAACGGTTTATAGGATTGGCGGACAATAAGAAAATTTTCTATTGCCATACATACGACGTACCTGGATTTTTACATCACCCACCAAAAGATGAATTTATTCTTATCTCCCATAATGGGGATCATTGTATTCATATTGGTTATAAAGTACCTAATAATTTAATACATTGGTTCGCTCAGAATGTTAATCGCTCCCATCCTAAAATAGAATCTATTCCTATTGGTTTAGAGAATAACAAATGGTTCCCTAATCTAAAGAAAAGAGAGAAGATGGAAGCGAAGTTACGTACAAATAAGCACTTTCATAATCTTGTCTATATGTGTCATACAATAGATACTAATTTTAAAGAGCGAAAAGTTTTATATGAAATGTTCGATGAAACCCCTTGGATTACAACCCATAGGAAGGAATTTTTTGATGATTATTTGGATAATTTATATAATCATACCTTTATGATTAGTCCCGCTGGTAATGGTTTAGATACGGTAAGAACTTGGGAATGTTTATATATGGGAACCTATCCTATCGAGAAACGGAATATTAATAATCAATTTTATACTGATCTTCCAATATGTTTTGTAGATAATTGGGAGGAGATAACTGAAGAATTTTTAGATAACTGGTTGGTAGAAAATGCTAATAAAGAATGGAATATGGATAAAATATATTTTGAATATTGGAAAAATAAAATTTTAAATTATGATAAATGATCGTTATTTAAGGTACGTACAAGAACCGTATAAATTATCCTACATTTCTTATATGAAAGGAGAACCTATTCATGCTTATAGTTCTCACCAACCTGTATTAATTCATATGTTAAATACTATTACCGAAGGGGATGTATTAGAATTTGGTATGGGTCATCATAGTACTCCTATCATGCATATTATTTGTACTATGCAAGATCGTAGTTTATTGAGTATAGATACAGATAAAATATGGTTTCGTAAATTTACTCGTTATATCTATGGGAAGCATACTGCAATGCATATAAATAAAAATGTACTTCTAGAACCATATCACGAATTTTATAAAGGAAAATATTCTATTATTTTTGTAGATGGAGCACCGGCAGAGATACGTCAACCTTTTATTGATGAGGTTCAGAACATAACGGATTATTTAATTGTTCACGATTCCGAGAGTATACCAAACGGAGTAGACGATGCATACCATTATAACTTCTCTATGTTTAAACATGTATTACATTTTAAAGGAGGACTTGCCCCTGGAACATCGGTACTTTCTAATTTAGATAAAATTGATGAGCGAATATTGGAAGTTTTTAAACAATGAATGAGCAAAGGACAATAGTATTGGTTTTACGTAGCGGAGGTGATTTTTCATTTCAGGACGTAGAACTTATTGTTGGGCATATCATTTCTAAATGGAGATCAAAAATACTTCCCCGAATTATTTGTTTATGGGATCAAGCTTCTATGGAATACGATTTAGGGAATATACATTTAATTCCGCTTATTAACAATTTACCAGGAACGTGGGCTAGAATACAGTTGTACAGTCCTGAAATGGAAAAATATCGTCCTTTTCTATACGTAGATTTAGATACGGCTATTATACAATCTCTAGAAAATATATTTGATTTAATTACAGATCCAACTCAATTTATTACTTTGGAAGACTTTTGGCAAAAAGGTAAATTAGCAACTCCTTTAGTTTGGTTCCCTGTTAATTGTGCTAAGATAACGAAAGTTTATACTGCGTTTAGAAAGCCAGAAGGATTTCGTATGGATTACTTTTTACAAAAGCATATTAAGGCTGATAGGTTTTGGCAACAAATGACTAATTTTATAATTGATTTTAAATCAAATAAGAATGATTTGTTAATGGATTTACCTAAAGATACAATATTGGTATGTTTTCACGGTAAACCTCGTATCTATACGGCAGCAGGATATATACCTTGGGTTCGTATTTACGTAGGAACAAATTACGTTGCACCTACACTTGCTAATAAGGTTACGGTAATAATACCCTATAAAATAGATCGAGGATGGCTTAAAGACGCTGTAAACAGTGTTCCTAAAGGAGTTCAACTTTTAATAAGTCAGGGAGAGGGTAATTGGCCAAAGAATTTTAATAAGGTTTGGGCTCAAGTAGAAGGTGAATATATTCGTTGGTTACACGAGGATGATATGTTGACTTCTAATAGTATATCCGATTCGGTGAATGCTATGGATGATCGAGACGTAGATTTTATACACGGCAATGCTATTGAAATATATCAAGGTACCAATAGAAGGAAATTTTGGAGGCCACGAACTCCTTATCCTACTGTAAAGGATATGCTTCAGAGAAATAGATTACATAGTGCTACTATGATGTATCGTAAAAGCGTATTTGATAAAGTAGGGTTATTAGATGAAACATTGACCCTTTCGGAAGAATATGAATTTAATATTCGTTGTTTAAAAGCAGGATTAAAGTTAGGTTATTGTGATTCTTTTTTAGCGTATTATCGTAGGCACGCACAACAGAAAGTACGACTATTAAAAAAACTAGATATATTAAAAGAGCATAATTTACTTTTAAAGCGATACGTATGACAGATAAATTACCTATATTAGTAACTGGTTGTGCCAGAAGTGGAACTAGCTCCATCGCAGGAATAATTAATATATGTGGTGCTTTTGGAGGAAATATGGCCGTGGGGAAAAGTAATAGTCGGGGAATGTTTGAAAATAGTAGAATTAGAAATACTTTGGTAAAACCTTATTTATTACGTATGGGAGCTGATCCAGAAGGGCAATATCCTTTACCCTTTTCTATTTCTATTCCTACTATTTGGAAGCAAGAAGTAGATCAAATTATAATAAGTGAAGGCTATAAGGGGGGTGATTGGATGTATAAGGACACCCGAATGGGTCTTATGTGGAAAGTATGGAATTATGCTTATCCTAATGCGAAATGGGTTATCGTACGTAGGCGTACGGGAGATGTAATACAATCATGTATTAAAACAGGTTTTATGAAAGCCTTTAAGAATCAGGATAATTTAAAAGCAATAAATTTAGATTCAGAAGAAAAGGCGTGGTTATGGTGGATTCACGAATACGAAAAACGGTTTACCGAGATGGTAATGGAAGGGGTGAATAGTAAAATTGTTTGGCCAGAGCGTATGATAGATGGAGATTTTAGGCAATTATATGAACTTATAGAGTGGTTAGGGTTAAAATGGAATCCTGAAGCTATGACACTTATTGAATCTTTATTATGGGGAAATAAACAAAAAAGAAAGGAGGCTACATATGGCACGGGTAACGTCGGATGAAGTAAAGGAAATTCTAAAGAGTTCTGCTTTAACGGGAGATCAGATTGACCCGTTTATACTAGGAGCGCATCTATATGTTAATAAAGTATATGCAGATGATACCTCTATGGGAAAAACCCTATTAAGGGAAATAGAGAGATGGTTTACGGCACATATGATAGCTAGTAGCATAGAACGTACCACTACTGACGAAAAGATAGGGGATGCTGCGGTTATTTATACGGGTAAGTTTGGAGAGGGTTTGAAATCTACACCGTATGGACAAATGGTATTACAACTAGATGTTTCGGGACTAATGTCTAGAGCTACGGGTAAACAACCAGCAAATATAACGGCTATAACAAGCTTTGACGAATGAGTATAGGAACTTTTATAAACGGAGCATGTACCCAAAGAGCGGTCTATTGGGGAAGTCCAGTGGATGACGGGTACGGAGGGAGAACCTACGCTGATCCTGTAGAGATCGCTTGTCGTTGGGAGGATGTGGTTCAAATATCGGGAACCATTACTGCCGTTCAATTAGTAGGTTTTACCGAAGTGTCTAGAGCGGTGGTATTTGTTACTCAGGACGTAGATGAGAATGGGATAATATATAATGGTACTTTAGAATCCCTGTCTGCGTATATGGGAAGTGATGGGGAACTAGTTCCCGCAGACGTTCCCGACACGGCTAATATTCATATTATAAAGCGATTTTATAAAGTCCCTGCGTTAGGTTCGACCACTGAGTTTTTACGGAAAGCGTTTTTAACACCTTGGCTATCATGAGAATAGTAGGAGTAAGAGGCATAGAAAAGGTAATGAGAGGTCTTAATAGAGAGATACGGACTTTCAAGTATGTCTCTGTAGCAGGACTGGTAAAGGCTACAGCAGTAATTCGTAACGCTACTGAAAGCCAACCACCCCTTACTCCTGTAGATATAGGAAACTTGAAAGCTAGTTGGTTAGTGGTTACTTCTAGAGGAGATATTAGAGTAGGGCGTAGTCCTGCTTTTAAAGCTGCTCGCAGAAAAAGAAAAGGAGAAGGTAGACCTAGAAAAGTGGATATAGAAGCATTACGTAGGAATCATACTATGACTATAACTAATGCACAATCGAAAGCTATGTCATATGGATACCCTGCCGTTACGTTCGGGTATAGTGCTAACTACGCTTCCATAGTACACGATAAGCAGGGAGTAGCTCATTGGAGTAGAGCAGGTTCTGGAGAGCAATGGTTCTTACGGGCTTTGGAACGGAATAAAGGATTGATGCTAAGTAAGATAGCGAATTCAAGTAGAATACCAAAAAGGAGAGGATCAAATAAATGAACGCACCTTCAGTAGATATAGCAGCGATGCTTACCGCCGATTCTAGTTTAAATCTAGTAATCGCTACGAATATGTTCATAGGAAAAGAACCCGTAGCACCTCATAATAGTATCACTATATTAGATATGGAAGGTCGTGCCCCTCAACTTACATACGCTGGACAAGGGGAGGCGTATTATTATCCCTTGATACAAATCCGAGTACGAAATAAAGATTATCGTACTGGATGGAATTTAACACATAATATAATGGAATCGTTACACGGTCGTGCAGGCGAAACGTGGAATGATGCTTTATATACAGTTATCTACTGTTCTGGTGGACCCGCTCTACTGGATTGGGATGATAACGAATTGGTAACTTTTATTGTTAATTTTAACTTACAGAGGCGTCCAAGTACGGATTCTTCTGGTAATTAAAAAAGGAGGTAAGATTATGGCAAGTTTGGCAGTGTCTGGTGTAGGTAGTCAATTTCTAAAGGGATCTGCTGCGTTAGCGGAGATTACTAATATCACTGGACCATCTATGACTAGGGATTTCATCGATGTTACATCGTTGGATTCTGAAGATGGCTACCGAGAGTTTATTACGGGATTTAGAGATGCGGGAACGATCTCTCTTAATATGAACTTTACGGAAGACAGTTATGCGGTAATAAAATTGGACTTTGAAAGTCCTGTTGCACAGACCTACTCGGTTATATTAGGTAATTTGGAAAATACTACCTTTACGTTCCAGGGTTTGGTCACAGAATGTCCTTTAACTATTCCTGTGGATGATAAAATATCCGTGGATGTAACTATCAAAATTACTGGAAAGGTAACTATGGTAGGTGTGGATAGTTCTGGTTCGTAATTTTTTCAAACCTAATCAAGGATTTTTTTTATTATAAACAATTAAATACAAACTAATCATGGGAAATTTTTTAGATCGTGCAAAACTTTTGCAAAAAGAAGAAATTAAAATCTTAAAGGTAGATTTACCGAGTGGAGATTTTGTTTATGTACGGCAGATGTCTGGACGGGAACGGGATCAATTCGAGCAGTCCTTACTGAAATCAGTAAAGAACGCTAAAGGGGAAACAACTTTTGAACAATCATTAGATGATTTTAGGGCAAAATTAGCCGTAGCATCTCTTTGTGATGAACAAGGAAATTATCTTTTAGTCGCTAGGGATATTCCAATGTTGAGTCAGAATATGACGGCTACTTCGTTGGATAAGATTGTAACGGAATCTCAGAAACTTAATAGTATATCAGAAACGGATAAGGAGAATTTAGTAAAAAACTCCGTAGCCGACCAAGTCGGCAATTCCAATTCCGTCTCTGCAGAGAATTAGGTGTAGAGCATCCTGATCGCCTAATAGACGATCAGATAGAGGTTTACCATATTTTTAGTATTCCTTTTATGTGGAAAAAGAAAAAAGGGCTAACTATGGATCAACTCTTAGAATGGGAAGCGTATGATAGATTAGATCCAATAGGTACTTGGAGGGAGGATTTTAGGATGGCTTGTTTAGCATCTGTGATATCAAATTTGGCGATAAGGATTAATACCAAGAATGGTAAATTAACCAACATTGGAGATTTTATGCCTAATTGGGATCAGGGTGATAAGTCCTCTGAGCAAAAACAAACTCCAGACCAGATGAAAAAAGTACTTCTAGACATAGCTAATTCCATAAATAAGAAGATTGAAAGTAAAGAGCGTAAAAAACCTAATACCAATAAGTGATGGCTGACATAGGTACTTTGACAGTTACGTTAGCAGTGGATGATAAGGGACTTATGGCTGCTAGAATATCCTTGATGAATCTAAATAAAAGTATTCAGGGTACTTCAAAAAAGGCTGCTGATCTGGCTACTCGTATGCAAACAATGGGTCGTCGTATGATGAACTTTTATAGTTTCGGTTATCGAGCGACTATGATGCTAACCGTTCCTTTGATATTGGCGGGTAGGGCAGCTTTCAAATTAGCGAAGGACTTCGATGCAGCGATGAATAAAATTGTAGGTTTAGTAGGGATTGCTAGAGAGGAGATGGAGAAATGGAAAGGGGAGATTTTAACAATGGCTCCTGTAGTAGGTAGATCTCCTAAAGAGCTTGCCGATGCTTTATATTTTGTTACCTCTGCTGGTTTTAAATCATCGGAGGCTCTTAAGATAGTTCAACAATCAGCTATGGCTGCAGCAGCAGGTCTAGGAGAAACTTCCGATATTGCACAGGTAGTTACCTCTGCTATGAATGCTTATAGAAAAGAGGGACTAACTGCTGCAAGGTCAGTCGATATTCTCGTAGCAGCCGTTCGAGAAGGTAAAGCGGAAGCACCCGGATTCGCCTCTGCTATTGGTCAGGTAATTCCTATCGCTGCAGAGCTAGGAGTTTCTTTCGATCAGGTAGCAGGAGCGATGGCTTCCATGACCTTGACGGGTTCTAGTGCAGCCAACGCAGCAGTATATTTAAAGGGTATACTCAATGTACTTATAGATCCAGCTACGGAAACAGAGACTTTATTACGTAAAATGGGAACATCGGCAAACCACTTACGTAATACTCTCAAAGGGCAAGGACTTATGGCTACCCTTCAGGAGATACGGGTACTAACCGAGAAATGGGGAACTAGTATTGCCGGACGGGTATTTCCCAATATCCGAGCTTTAATAGGTTATTTATCTTTGACGGGAGAGAATCTAGAGTATAATATGGGTGTAATGGCACGGGTTAAGAACTCCTATGGTGATGCAGCAGTAGCTTTTAAAGAGGCAGGACAGTCTATACAACAGCGTTGGAATGTAGCCGTAGCGAAAGGACAGGTCGCAACAATCACTTTAGGTAAAGCTATTTCTAATACACTTTTACCTATGTTTGAATGGTTAATGAAACTTGTTGCTAGAGTAGGCAAGAGTTTTGATAATTTATCTGAATCCTCTAAAAGACTTATTGTTGTATTTGGAGGAATCCTAGCCGTACTGGGACCATTGAATTTAGCTTTTGCTTTCCTAGTAGGGAATATCTTACCAGGAATTATTCGTGGGTTTGATAAAATAAGTATAGGGATAAAAAGAGTTAAAAATTTATTTGCGGGAATGACTCTGGCTAAATTAGGAGTTTGGGGGTTAATTGCCGCAGCGATTGTGGGTATAGGTATTGCTCTTTCTAAATCCAAAAATAGATTAAATGATTTCCAAGTAGCGGAAAAGAAAGTCAATGGTACTTTATTAGAGGAAGCAGTAGCTCTAAATTATATTTTCAATAGGGCAAAACAAACTACACAAGGTACCATAGAACGTAAGAATGCTATTCAAGATATTAATTCCCGATATGGAGAGTACTTACCCAATTTACTTAAAGAGAAAAGTTCATTAGAAGATATTGCCTCTGCACAAGAGAAAGTTTCAAGATATATGTCTGGTAAAATAAGAATGGAAGGATATATAGAGGCTTTACAGGGTAAGTATAAGGAGAGTGCGGAAGTCTTTACCAAACAAATGGGAGATTTTGCTAGCGTCATACAAAAGACGTATAAGGCAGAAGGTCTTTCCGATTTTATTCAGGAATTATACGATAGGTTAGATACTGTTGTAGAGCAAGGAGGAGGTACTCTTAATAAAAATTCCAAATTATTAGCTCATGAATCCGTGGACATTTGGAATAAGTGGGTAAAAGGAATTTATGAAGCTACAGGAGATATTACATACAGTTGGGATGCTTTTTATAAAAGTCTAAAAAAAGTAGGCATGGTACGTGCGGAGGCTAGTCCTATTATAGCTTTAATGAATGCGGAGATAGAAGCAGCTCGTAAACGTACAGAGGAATTAGAGAAAATAAAAGCAGCACAAGCAGATGCAGAGTATGAAGATCCAATATTACAGAAATGGCGTTTAGACATCCCTACGGAATTAAAAGAAATTGCAGAGAAAGTTAAATACCAAGGAGGGTATTATGATGATGTATCGGAGAGAATCCAGTTATGGGTAGGACATTTGGAAGAGGCTAATATTCGCATAGCCCAAATAAAAGATAGTACGGATTATTTAGATAAACGAGCTTTGGTAGAAATTAATAATAGAGCCAAAGAGTTTGCAGCTAATATATTAGATGTAAAAACAGAGGCATTCGTACGGCAAGTAAAGTTTATAGACGAGCAAGCTAAATTAATGGGTAATGCATTTGAATACAGTGCCGCAAAGTTAGCTTTGGTTGTAGAATACTTGGATGAATTCAAGAAAGGATTGAATACTACAGGAGGGGCAATAAATTATTTGGGTATGACTGGAAAGTTTTTATATGCATACTTACAAGTGTTAGAAGAATTTTTTAAGCAATTTACTTTAGAAAAGATAGTAGAAGAAACTGAGAAGGCGTCAGTAGAATGGATAAATATGCAAAAAGTTTCTGGTAATTTAACGTATTCATTAGAAGAATTAAATGTAAGAATATCTGGGCAGAAAAAATATTTAGCTCAACTTAGTATTTTCTATGCTTTAGGAGCTGTTTCTATGGCTAAGTATAGAGAAGAAGCTGAAAAGTTATATCAATTAGAAAGTACTCAAAATTTAACTACTGCTCAACAGAGTTTACAAACTATTAAAGATATGGCAACTGCCATTGGACCACTAACCGATGGAATGGAAGAATATAGTGCTGTATTGTCCGTAGTAAAGCAAAGACTAGAATTTTTATCTGTAAATAGACAAACAGAGACAGAAGAATTTAAACAGTTAACAGCGCAATATCGTGCTCTTCTTATAGGGGAACAAGTAGCTAATAGGGTATCAGAGGCTATGGGAAATATGTTTGATGTAATTACGGATGGTACTTTAACGGCACAAGAGCGTATGAAGGCAATGGGAGAAGTTATCCATAAAGCAATAATATCACTTTTGCGAGATATTTTAGTAGCTATAACTAAGGCACTTATTCTTAAGGCGGTAATGAGTGCTGTATTTCCTGAGTATGGGGCTACGATGGGAGGAGGAGGAATAGGAGGTATTATAGGAGCAATATTTGGAGGAAAAATGCCGGTTGCTCCTGAATTTGCTAAAGGTGGGGTAGTGCCTCCTGGATACCCAAATGATACATACCAAGCACGACTTACCTCAGGGGAAACTATCTTACCGAAGGGGTTTAATATGGGTCAATTATCTCGTCAAACAATAGAGTTTGAACCCGTAGAGATCGTAATTAAGGATAATACTTTAACAGGATTTTTGCGTAAGGCAACCAAGAAAAATAGTATATACTAATGGAATACGGACTCAAATATCAATCGGATTTTTACAACATTTATGGTAAACTTGTTTCAGTACAAATTGCCAAAATGGATTATGGAGTAGGCGTTACTCAATTACGTACCCAATCCGTGGAGATAGAGGTAAATTATCAGGATGAGAATACTCCTATCATTGGTACGGGAGCCAAGGTAAATATTATAAATACAGGGGCATTTGATTCCTTGGAAGATTTATTAACCTCTACTGAAAAACAATTTAAGTGTTCTATTTTTTATGATAGTCTTTTGGTATTCCAGGGATTCTCTATTTGTGATTTAAACGAACAGCAATTCCTACCTTGGTCAAATATTACTTTACAATTCACCGACTATTTGCATCGTATGGAGAGTGATCTACTGGATTGTTTATCTGCCGTAGGAGAGAGTACCTGTATTATGGAAATGATACAGGAGATGGTTACAAAAATAGATTTAGCTTGTGATTTGTATGTTAATTCTACTTTGTTTGAAACCACTATGGCACAGGGAGCCAGTGATACTTTTGTAGAACAGACGTATGGACAGAATAATATGTTTTTTAGTGATACTATTTCTTATGACAATACATATGATGCTATAAATAAAATACTAAAATCTTTTGGGGCTCATTTATATTTTGCAGACAGTGGTAAATTAATATTAGAACGGTATGATGATGCTACTCGTGATGGGGATTGGGTGTTGTTTGATGATATGTTTGCAAGTGCCATAGCTACCGGAGTAGCTACTCCAAGTTTAAAACAAGAATATAATAAACAAGATGGGGATTTTAAATATACTGAGTCCAGTCAGGTAGTAGAGTATGATAGTGGATTAAAGAAGTTAATCTTACAATTAAAGGATAAACAGTTTGATACTTTTATATTTAATGATTTTAAGATACCTATGCTTACCACTGCACCTGGGATTTATTTCCCTTCCGCTGGATCCTTAGCATTAAGGACATGGTATACTAATTCTGAAAATACCATTTTTAGAATAGGTAATTCTTTTCGTGGAATAGGGAAATATATTTTCTGGAAACATCCAGAGGATGGAACACTTGAATTTTCTGGATTGCATTATTGTTTTAATTTTACCTTTAATCTTCCTGAAAATTATGTGGCAAGCCCTGATTTTGTAGAAAAGGTAACTACAGAATTGACCATATCTTTTACGCAGTCAGGTATGAGAAGTCTATCTAATATAGCAACAATAGTTACGGCTTTTCATTTGATGGTTAATGAAGGAGATTATGCTGGTTATTATATAGGAGAACTTACGGATCCTCAGGGTAATATATTTTGGGGATTATCCGCTACACCGATTGCCATTAGAAATGATTTTGATGTAAGTGTTAATGGTAATAAAGATAATGTTTGGTCAATTAGTGAAAATATAAATTTAACTGATCCTGTTATGGTCCAAATTATACCTGGGGTTGATGGTTGGCAACAATTACCAAGTCTATGGGATCAATTAGGACAACCAACTAAGATGTCTTTTATAATTAGTTTCTTCCCAAGTTTGGCTATTTCAAAAGAGGACAGTTTTTGGTGGGAGCCTAATAATATTATAGGGGATGTTCAGGCAGGTATTACCCAACAAAGTATTCTTAATAAATTAACATACTACATAAATGCTGATTTCGTTAAGACAGAGACGTTAGATATGGAGTTCTTTGACTTATCTAATGAAAATTTTGCTAACGGCTTAGAAATGTTAGGTGACTCTGCTGGAGCCGAACATATAAAAACTCAATTATGGTTGTCTGCGGCACAGGCTGGATTAGAGCCTATACCATTGATGGATATTTTTGCCCGTTATAAATTTGGTAACTATTGTAAGACCTTACATAAGTTAAAAGGAAAGATAATGCATGATGGGTATCTTAAACCTTTCTCTGTATTATCTGATGACAATTTAATAATTGAAGGAAAGATACTTAAATTTTTATTACATGGTTACATTTGGGATTTAAACAATGGCACGTTTAATATAGAAGCCGTTGAATATACAGAGGAAGTAAACTCTGTTCCTGTTGAGGATAGTTCTGGAGCACCAAGTGAAGAAGAACCGCCAGTTACTTATTATGTAGAAGTAGTACCTACTGAATTATATTGGGAGTATGATGAAACAGATACCAAGAGTTTTACGGTACTTACTAATATGCCACGTTGGTATATTTGTACAAGAAGCTATTATGAAGATTATGCAATATCTGTATGGGATGGAGCAGAACAGGTATTAGATGGTGTATTTACTTCAGGGATGGCTGTTCACGTAGCTCCATTAGGGACTAATACAGGGGATGTTAATTTGAATGGTTATATTCTTATTGCCAACGAAGCTGATTTACAGATGGTTAATGGAACGGTAATAGTTACTCAGGGATATGAAGGAGTTAATGATCCACCAGTAGTTAATGGATTTGTAGGAGATGATAGTTTTGTGTTATCCCAATTTGATAGTGTATTAGAAACCTTAAGTACCGGTCTATGGATTCAATGGACTCCTACGGGATATGTAGGTTCAGATTGGACTGTGTACATAACGGTTACAAGAGGAGGCACTACGGTAGCGACAGCTCAATATCCACATAATTATAATGGGATAATAAGAGAAATGTGGATTACAATTAATGAACCTGCTGTGGCAGGAGCAATTTATCAGGTACGTTTTGACACAAGTTTAGCCTAACGAGATATGGGAACACCTATTTTTAAAATCAGTGAGTATGTAAATTGGAATAATCCAAGTGCTATCTTTTCTGGTGGTTATGGAGGAGGAGTAGGAGGTGGTACAGAAGTAGACCTTTCCAATTACTATACAAAAATAGATTTGCAGACA